AACTAAAGTACCACTAATAGCCGATCCAATAGCAATAACAGCACCTAAAACAGCACCACCAGGGCCAAAGATGCCCGCCATTTGCGAGCCTTGTTGTCCAAGTGCGACGAATGGAGAGGTTCCGCCTTGCAACTGAACGGCAATATCCTGAATCTGGAAGCCTAGCTGCTGCACTCCATTTTTAGCCATTCCAAACTTTCTGGTGACTTGTGGTAGCTGGCTATTAACCTTTGGCAATACCTTTCCGCCAAGTGCATCAGCACCTGCGCTTGCACCTTTAACTTCTCGACCAAAGTCGTCAGCCGAATTGCCAGCCTTATCAGCAGCTCCAGCAAATTTATCTAACTCTGCTGTGCCTTTTTTCAATCCACTGGTATCAACCCCAAGCGCTATGCCTAGCTTGTCTGTCATTTCTTCTTCCTCGCTAGAGCCTTGAATTTATTAGATACATCTTCGCGCATACCTTCAACGCTTCGATTGTCTTTATAATATGGAGCATGGCAACCTTGTTTTTTGCCTTTGTTAATCCACACGACAAAACATTCAGACATTCGCTTTAATGTGACAACCTCAAAGTGATTCAGGTTTAAGCCTGTAGCCATCTTAAACCCTGATATTTCAGCAAATGTTAGTGCTCTAATAGTTTCCGAGGTCATAGCAAAACCTAAATCATGAAAGGCGTTAATTAGTGCCTTGTGATCACACTCAGGCATATTGGCAAACTGTGAGCCTTCACCTAACGCCTTTAGTCTCGTTTGTTCAGACTTTTCAGGCGTAGAGTGTAGCCAGCCCAAGTGGCTGGCATACATTTCTAACTGGCTTTGGCGTTCACTAAAAAACGGCTAGAGTCGTTAACTGCCGCAAGAACCTGATTAGCTACCCAGTCAAAGCGGTAGTACATATCTACAGCATTGTCATAGCTAAATTCAATCTCTTCACCGTCAGCAGCCAGTCCAGACCAGCCAAGCGTGATTTTAGCGACAATCTTAGCGCCAATCATGCAGGCATCCTCTGCCGTCTGATCTTTTTTGGCGTTGCGGGCACTGTCAAGCATAGCGTTTTTATATGCCATGCTATCAGCACCTTGTACGCGAATCTTAATGCCGGTTTTTTCGCCCGTCTCACGATGGAGAATATCGACCTCGACACCCTCCTCCGCAAATGCTCGGCTATCCAACTGAGCTAAATCAAACATCAATTAAACCTCAATAATTCCGTTATCAAGTTCAACGGTAACAGACGCACCAACAATCTGATTAGCGCTGCCAACGTTTGTCGTATAGCTAAAGATTTGACCAGTAACATACTGAATCGTGCCATCTTGATGGGTGATGCGGTGTGAGTGAACCGTGTCGCGTGCCACTCCATCAACGCCAGCAATAAGCAGCACTTGACCAGCGTCAGAAGGGTCGCGGCCTAACTGCATAGCCAAAGCACCATCGTTTACTGTACCTTTCTTTTTAACTGTTCGGCGGGTTGCTAGCGGATTGTGCGTAACCACTTCATAGGTTGCGCCATATTCACCAAGGTCTGTAACCTCGGCCACATCGGTCCAAGTTAAAGCTGCAAATCCCGCTTGGTCATAAGTTGCTGGCTCTGCTGCTGATACTGCGTAAGCTGTGCCAACGCTTGTTTGTACTGTCATAATGTAATTCCTATATTGAATTAATTGCTTTAATTAGTGCTTGTTCTGCCTCTGCTAGAGAGATTCTCATCATTCCAGCAGGCGCTTGAGTTGACCATCCTTCATACTCCAATCTGCGAATATAAGGAAGGTTGTTAGTTAAATAAAAAGTTTGTCCGGCCTTTAGCTTGTTAGCGCCTGTCATTAGTCTCTTAACACTGGCTCTACCTGATTTGTCGGCTGTTTTATTCTGCCTTGTTGATGGCGAACTAATGCTAGGAAACCAGTTATTTCTAGCTCTACCACCCGTATAACCTGGTGGTGCATTCTTATAAGCCAAATAATCAACATAGCCTTTTGTTGGATGATTATATAGCCACAAGTCGGGATTACCAACCGGTGTTTTCATAATGATATTTGTACTTAAATTAATACAAAATCCACGCGCTATCTTTTCCAGATCTTCGCCTGTTTTATCCGCCCACTGACGAATTAAAGAACCAAACTTATCAGCACTGACAATAGTCATCTATCCATTACCAATAAAGCTCCTATATCTAATAGATACCGGGACTTTTACGTATGATTCTGAGTATATTGGAGCAGCTTTACTAGTATTCTCTATTACAACCTTGACACCGTTGTACTCAACTAACTGCCCTCTGCTAAAAAGGTCTAGAATCTCTTCAACTCTTCCCTTTAACCCTATGGAGGGATTTCCAGAGCCACCACATACTAAAATCTGATATATTCCAGTATGGCTATTACTTCCTGAATTCTCCATGCCTACAATTGTCGTCTCAGAGGGTATTATAGATTGCCTTAGATGTATTCCTGCTGGCGGGTTTATTACACCCCTGCTGTAGAAATCCCATTCAACAAAAATATTAAAGCTTTCAGCAAAGTCGTTTAACTTTTTGTTTAGCGCCTGCTCAATTCGTATAGTCATTTTAAAGCCTGCGTGAAACTTCTTAATTGCACATAATGAATAACTTCGCCACCTGTCAATCCTACAGATTGAGAATCAACTACCTTGTAATTAACACCACCAAGAATACAAGTCCAGTTTGGCGCAGGCATAACACTTAGTTTTTCGCACACGAGCTTAATGTCACCACTAAGTATTGTATTACTAACCTCTACTAGTGAGAATTTTGTAGGGTACGCCTTTGCCGGAAGCTCAACTACACTCTTTTCTGTTTCTATCATTAATACAGGGTCATATACCACATCATCATCATACCTAAAAAAAACATCTTGACCGTATTTAGTCAGCAGCCTACTAGCAAGCTTTGCCTTGTCGCCATAGAAGCTCATAGGCGAGTTACCGCAAAGTTAGACATTCCACCACCGTAAGCCAGAAATGGTGCTAAGTAAGCGTTAATCTTTGGGTCATATGATCGGCTTGCTGCATTATCCTGATACTCAACCTCTATCACGTCTACTTTCTCACGTTTAACAGCAGGGTCAATCTTTCCCATAGGGTCTACGCCAGCATCAATGGATAGCGCAGTGACAATTTGAGCGGTTTGTAAATCGGCTGGTATTTCGTTATCAGCAATAGATACGCCATCAACAACAACGCCAGAGCGAGGCCATGAAAGCGGCTGCGTAGTGGAAGTCTTAGCGCCTTGGTATTTGCGAGTCTCCAAGGTATCCATAGATAGCAATAAAAGCTGTGAGGCAGTACCGACTAAAGTAATACCTCTATCGGTGGCATAAGTGGTCAAATCCGCTTCACTTACATAGCTATTAGCTAATGGATTACTTCCCGTGCCGTCTTCAACTACAATCGCCATTTTAAAGCTCTCTATTATTCATGGTTTGAATATACCACATTCATCAAAGCTATAACAAACTTACAGGAAATCGTTATTAACAATAAGCGTGGGTATTCTAAGGCTAACCCGACCCGTGCCCGTTTCTGTCTTAGCTGTAAACCAAGCGTCCGTTTCTTCAGGTATTGATGTGAACTTGAAATCAATTTCTGTGGTCGTCTGATAAACACTTACAACATTGGTATTGATCGGTGGTAATAATCCCAATGGGTTTCGTACATTCCAAAAGAAATCGTTATCCCTGTTCTTTGGAGAACTGAAATAACCACTTAGCCCGAATGCCGTGTGGTTTCTTGGGACAGTGAACAGAGCCATTGATCTAGTCTGCGTCTTTTTCTCGTACATCATTACAGTAGTTGTCTGAGTAGGCACTCCAGACGAATGACTTAGCGCATTAGACACGTATATATTACCTAAAGTCTGGCTTACGCCTGCGGTAAATGCCTGATTAACCCTAAGGCCTGTACCAATAGCAACCGGAGTCTGGCCATTCAGTTGATACGTCCCTTGCTGCTCATCATAATTACCATCAATCCAGCGAATAAATACAAAACCAGTATCGCCAGCATCAGAGCTAGTCAGCCACAGCGTTGAAGGCGCATCGTCAAAAGTATACTGGCCATTTAGAGGCCATATAAATTCTTCACTAGTACCAATATCAGGCGCATAGCTGTGAATGTATTGGATTCTATGACCCGGTATCAACCCCTTAGACACCTTTAGAATAAAGTCCTCGGTAGATTTTGCTTGCGTCTCAACTTTTAGTCTTCGCTCATCAATAACTTCACTTGTCATTAAGTCGCTAGGCCCAAAGTCTTGGATATTGTACGGGCAATTATCAGCCATTATTCAGCACTCATTATGTATTTGAAGTCGCCATTATATCTGCTTTTAGATACTGGTCTTTTTTGTATGCTATCGTAAACCCAATTGTCTTTAACCAATGCCGCATGAGCTATTGCCTTGCCTTGGTCAATATACCAAACATCGCCGCCAATAACCTTTTGCAAGCTAAATGCAAAGTCTTCGCAATCGCCAAAAAATGGGCGGTCTATGCGGTCGTAAATTCGATACTCGTCTACCTTGTCAGCTTCATAATGAAAGTTCCACAACGCAAGCCTGTGCGCCTCCGCATCTGGATTAGATGAGCAGGACGCACATAGACCAAGGCTAAATATCAGTATCAGGCGCATTGAGCTTTAAGCACTCTCTAGCTTCTGTTAGTGATAATGCAAGCAATTGATGCTTACAGGTCGTCACATAGCGTATTAGCCAGCCAGTAACACCTTTATACGTCACTAGCTCGCCAATATGCCCGCTTCGTAATTCACACGGGTCATTATCAGCACACGATACAATAGAGTGTGTTTTTGGCTCTTCGTACTCTTCGATTAATTCGCTCATGATACGTTTAGAACCTCTTTGATGCTTGGCTTATTTATTACAGCAGTAACCGCGCCACCATTACGCTTATACAGCTGCCTAGAGTAAGTAGCCTTATCTATATCATCACTGTAAGTTCCAGTAGAGGTTTTTTCCAAGACCGAAGCTGCGCCATCAGTTACAGCTAGCGCAGCCCCTGAAATACTTACAACATCCGTAGTTAGTCTCAATACATCTGGTTGATTGTCGGTACTAATAAGCGTTAATGGGCTAAGAATACCCGTACCATTTAGCGTCCACTGGTTATTAGAAAACGTCCATTCTGAACCAATAGAAAATGGCGATTCCCAAACCTGCTGAGTAACCAACTCCTGCCCCAGCCACTCACCGGTAGTTTGCTGCTGGAATAATCCCCAGTCATCAGCGTTACCGTTTACTACTGTGCCGTAGCCGTCAGCTTGGCGGATTGAGATATTGTCAACAGAGCCAATAAATGAAGAATTTCCGATAATCGCTAAATTATCACTATTAATTGTCGTCCCTAAAAACCTACTTTTACCGGCAGATGTTATCCCAGAGCTATTAAACTTTACACCACCAAAAAATATAGATTTAACATCTCCGGCAGATATATTCCCCGTATCTATCTCGATTAGGTAGTCACCAATTGGCGCGGAAACTGCTTGAGATAATATTGTATCAGCAGCTTGTGATCCGTCACAATATGCTGCTCCGCCTGATATTGACCACCCGTCACCAAGAGACCAGCCAGACTCGTCACTAAAACCACCATTGACAACCAACTCCACACCCAACACAGTAGCCCGATTACGCAATATGTCGCTATTATCATCTAGCGGGTAGTCGCGTATTAGTGTGCCATTGTCCCAGATTTTTAGGTTGGCCAGGATACCAGGTAGGTTATTGCCAGTATTATTAACACGAGCCAGCAATATATCTAAAAATCTAGTTGACTGATTAGCATCGCTGGCGTCTCTTACTATCCTAATCTTGTTTAACTGATTTAACACTACCGAGGCGCCAGCAACACCATTTACATAAGACTTAAAATAATCTCTGACATCAAAAAGACCAAGTGCTGTAATATTCACATCCAGCCTATCAGCTCCACCATCTGTGCCACCATCCATTACTTTAACACCGCCTGCAAATGATGTTACCAGTAGATCAAACTCAATTACAAAGTGACCAGCAAGCGTCACTTCTGGAATAGTCGCGTAATCTGTTGTGCCTTCGTTGCGGCGGAAAGACCTCTGTACTAAATACGGGCCTTGCGCTTGAATTCTTTTTTGTTGCTGTCTACGATAAAAATCGGCAGCAGCCTTGTTTTGTCTTGGGAATAAATCCTTTGGCTTACTACCGATAAACATTTATTTAGCCTTTTTAAGTGCTTTTAATTCAGTTTCACGCTGTTTTTCACGCTTAATGCGCTTTAATTTTACTTGCTCTTGAGTTGTTAGCATTTTGCCAACTTCAAAACCATCTTCATTTAATACTGGTTTAACTTCTGCTTTATCAGTCATTATTTAATCCTTAGATAAAAAGAAAGCGGGCTTTTACACCCGCTACTGGTTAGTTATGCACGTAGTACGCAATGCCAACGTTCTCACGCTCAAACTGACGCGACCAGTTAGCTGCAAGTGCGAACTCTGCAACGGTTGGAGAGTCGCCC